ACCAATGATGGATCAACAGACAATGGTGGTGTTATCAGTATTGTAACTGGCACCATTGGTGGTGCCGCACTGCTGACCACATTGGGTATTGCAGCCATTGAATATCGTGCCCCAAGTTACTTCCCAGGTTATAGTTATCAAGCACCACGTTGGAGAACCACAGACACAGGCACTACTGTAAGCACTGCACCTGCTCCAACAGGTTCTATTTGGCAAAACATCAGCCCTGCCAGCAATGGTATGAGTTTGAAATTAAAACAATACAGTGCTGCATTGGATGTCTTTGTTGAACAAAGCAGTCCTGCATACTCATATGATGGCACAGCAAACTATGGTCTTGATCCCACAGGCGGTGGTAGAAATATTCCAGTTGGCAGCACATATGTACAATTTGATAATCAATTATACAATACAGAGCCAAATTCAAATGCTGCCTTTTTGCTGCTGGAAAGAATTGCGTTGGGGGCAACAGTTGTAACTGGTGACACCACTCCTGGATCTGGTGGAGATGCATTGTTTATACAAAACAATGTTTTTTATATCTTTGCCACACAAGCAGGCCAAACGGTAACAAACCCAGAGTTGGCAACCCCAAGTACACCTTATGTGGTGACATTGAGCGGCACCAGTGTTGCTTCTTTTATAACTTCTGTCAGTGCTGCCAACGTGCCTTATGTGAGTGCCAGCGTAAACAGTGCTGGTAATATTGTGTTTACACACAGCCAAGGCGGAACAATATATTTACAAAACTTCACTGGTACCCCAGTTACCACTGCTGGATTTACTACCGCAACACCAAAAGTTCGTCAAGATCAAACAGCAGGCGTATTGTGCTTGAGTAACTGGGTCACAGCTGACTTGTTCTCATACACTGCAAGTGATGTTGCACCAGATCAGAATCCAGCTGATGGACGTTTGTGGTACTACAGTTCAGTTAGTGATGTGGACATCATGATTCAGGACAACGGCACATGGCAAGGTTATCAAAACGTCACAAACGACACCCGTGGATTTGATTTGAACTTGACCAATGCGTCTGGTCCTATTATTGCTGCCTCTGAACCACTGACACAAAATGATGCGGCTGAAAGTCCATTGCAATACGGCGATTTGTGGATTGACAGCAGTGATCTTGAAAACTACCCCTTGCTGTATCGTTGGGAGCAGGTTAGCGGCACAGATCAATGGGTTGCGGTTGACACCACAGACCAGACCACATCAAATGGTATTTTGTTTGCTGACGCACGTTGGGCACCCAATGGCACCACAGACCCTGTGGCAGATCCATTCCCCACAATTGAAAGTTTGTTGATCAGTGATTACTTGGACTTGGATGCACCTGATCCTGCACTGTACCCCCAAGGTATGTTGTTGTTCAACACACGCCGTTCAGGTTACAATGTCAAGAGTTTCCAAAGCAATTATTTTAACTCAACCACATTCCCTGATGACACATTGCCCGCAGAGAAAAATACCTGGCTCACAGCATCGGGCAACAGAGATGATGGCGCTATGTACGCTGGACGCTTGGCCCAACGCAAACTGATTGTGGCAGCAATGAAGTCAGGAATTGACACTAGCCTGCCTGCACGTGAAGAACAGAATCAATTCAATTTGGTTGCTGCACCTGCTTATCCTGAGCTGTTGGTCAACTTGGTTGCACTCAGCAACGAACGTGCCAACACATTGTTTGTTGTGGGCGATACTCCACTACGCTTGCCAAATACAGGCACTGCATTGGTAGAACATGCCACCAACAACAACGGTCTTGGTGTATCAACAGATGATGGATTGACCATTGGCAGTGCGTATGCTGCTGTGTTCTATCCCTCATGCCAGACCACAGACCTGTCAGGTAACACAGTTGTTGCACCTCCCACACACATGATGGTTCGCACCATATTGCGTAGTGATGCAGTGAGTTATCCATGGTTGGCACCTGCTGGTACACGTCGTGGTGTGGTAGACAATGCTGAAGCTATTGGTTATATCGATGCACAAACTGGCGAGTTTGTACAGTTGGCAGTGGGACAAAGTGTGCGTGACATATTGTATGAAAACAACATCAACCCAATTACTTTCATCCCAGGCATTGGTATCACCAACTTTGGTAACAAAACACGTCAAGGTGCAACCACAGCCCTGGATCGCATCAACGTGGCTAGACTGGTGGCATTCTTGCGTGGACGCTTGGAAGAAATTGGCAAACTGTACTTGTTTGAACCCAATGATCAAATCACACGCAACGAAATCACCAACACTATCAACAGTTTGATGATTGACTTGATTGCCAAACGTGCCATCTATGACTATTTGGTGGTTTGTGACTTGAGTAACAATACTCCTGCACGTATTGACCGCAACGAGTTGTGGGTCGACGTTGCTATTGAACCAGTCAAAGCAGTTGAATTTATCTACATTCCACTGCGTATCAAGAACACTGGTGAAATTTCAGGCGGCACAGCAGGGTGATGAAACAGGAGGCCTTTTACTGGGCCTCCATTTCAGGTAAATAAAACAACAGGAGATATAACAAATGGCAGTTTCATCATTACAGAGAATGACAGTACCCTTGGCCAGCGATCAAAGTTCGCCAACACAAGGTCTGTTGATGCCCAAACTCAAATATCGCTTTAGAGTGATGTTTGAAAACTTTGGTGTTAGTACACCAAGAACAGAATTGACCAAACAGGTGGTAAGTTTTGCTAGACCTAACTTGACGTTTGAAGAAATCTCAATTCCTATCTACAATTCAACATTGAAACTGGCTGGCAAACATGCTTGGGCACCTACTTCATGCGAAATTCGTGACGATGCATCAGGTGCTGTGAGCCGATTAGTTGGCGAACAATTACAGAAACAAATGGACTTCTTAGAAATGAGTAGTGCTGCATCTGGCATTGATTACAAGTTCACAACCAAGGTTGAAATTCTTGATGGTGGCAACGGTGCCAATACTCCTGTGGTTCTTGAGACCTGGGAATTGTACGGTTGCTATCTAAGTGGCGCTGACTACGGCGCATTAAACTACGGTGAGAATGCTCCAGTATCAATTACCATGAGCATTGTGTACGACAACGCCAACCAAACACCAGAAGGCACTGGAGTTGGTACAGAAATTGGTAGAACTTTAGGTGATGTGGTAACCGGCGCAGGTGTCTAAACATGGCATTTTTTGGACAAGACTTTCTTAAAGGGATAGATCCAAATTTTGGCGGAAACTTAAAAAGTGGGTTCCTAGGCAACAATATCTTGCGTGACTACCAACACGCAAGCCGTACATTTACTACCAACGCCTACGAACTCAAACCTCGGTATAAGTTCCTCTTCCATGTTAGTTTCACACTTAACTTGGCAGAGATCCCGTTTTTGCGAGGTGCGTTTGGCAATGATGATATAACCAATCTTAGCCTGGCAGTAAAGACCATCGACCTGCCAAAGTACAACATTGAAACAGAAACACTGAATCAATACAATCGCAAACGAATTATACAGAAAAAACTCAACTACGATCCAATCAATGTAACGCTACATGACACCAGTGGCGATTTAATTCGAAAGATGTGGTACTACTACATGAATTATTACTACAAAGATTCTTCACAGCGTTACTTAGATCCCAACAACACCAATGGCAGCAACGGCGCTGATGCACAGCGTCAGGCCGGCTTTGGCTACAATGCCAGAGACATCTATGCCAAAGAACGTGTGGGCAATGTCAATGACTGGGGATTCATTGGTGAAGCATTCAATGACGGATCCACTGCTGGTGCTGCTGGCGGCAAGCCTGCATTTTTTAGAGACATCAGAATCTATGGCATGGACCAACGCAAATTTGCTGAGTATGTGTTGATCAATCCATTGATCACCAGTTGGAGTCATGATCAATACAACTATGCTGAAGGTGGTGGCACCATGCAAAATTCAATGACCATTGCGTACGAAACTGTGAAATATTACTCAGGCGCAGTGGGACGAGCACAGTCGGGCGGCGATCCCAATGTGCAAGGTTTTGCCACAGATGCACACTACGACAAAGAACTCAGCCCTATTGCCAGACCGGGTTCCAACGCCACGGTGTTCGGACAAGGTGGATTGTTGGAAACCGGCGCTGGCATCATTGGCGACTTGCAAAGTGGCAGTGTGTTGGGTCTTATTGGTGCTGCACAAAAAGCCGCACGTCTTGACAAAACATTCAAAGGCAAAAATCTTGCTGCCATTGCCAAGAGTGAGGCTGTGTCGCTGGGCACACAAACATTAAAACAAGGCCTGCCTGCTGCCACACGAGCCGTGGCCAACAAAGCCGACGGCTGGATTTTCCCCACACAGACATTCAATAGAAACAACACAGGCCCCAATCAAAGTCAGGCTGAGACCAACAGATTATTAAATACAAGACGATGAGCACTGTAAATTATACCAATCCCAATGTAGATCTAACAGTTAGAGTATTTGATCAATTCTATTCTTACGATACAAATGTTCCTGCTGCCGAGTATGACATTGTGTACAGTTATTTTTTGACTGTGATGAGTACTCGTCAAGCCGCAGGCAACTTCACAGTGAGTTTGTTTAGAGTGGCAGAAACCACTGGCATCAACCCACTGACCTTGCTGGATGAGTTCAAAGGACAAAACGGCATCAATCTCAGTGCCAGCCTGGCCTATTATCTCAATGCCATTCGCAGTGCTGCCACGCTGCTGGGTGTGGGCGTTGCAGTAGTACCCAACTTTTATCAGGCCAGAAACGTGCTGCTATGAGTCGCTGGGCACAAGGCAATTATGTCATAATCAATCGTGAAAAATATGCGGGCAATGGCACACCTCGCTACAGATCAGGTTGGGAATTGAGTTTTATGAAGTTTTGCGACACTAATGATCATGTGTTGCAGTGGGCCAGCGAAAGCATTGCTATTCCCTATCGTCATCCCATAACAGGCAAGATGACACAGTATATCCCAGATTTTTTGATCACTTATCGCAACAGAGACAACACTGTGCGAGCAGAGTTGATCGAAATCAAACCCAAAAGTCAAAGCGTGATTGAATCAAAAATGAACAGCAGAGACCGGGCTGTGGTAGCAATCAACTACGCCAAATGGGATGCTGCTACCAAATGGGCCAGAAAAAACGGCCTGAGTTTTAGAGTTATCACCGAGAACGATATGTTTCACAACGGTCGTGCTTGATCACTAAATAGGGCATGACCCGCAAACTCGAAGAACTTTTTGAATTACCCACATCCCAAGACGCACCTGCCGATGCCGCCCCTGTGGAAGATCTGCGTAGCCAACTACAAATCCTAGACGACAACATAGACAAAATTGATCAAGCCTTGCCTGGTGTGCGCGGATTAGACGCCAATGACGAAGAAATGGACGGCTTGGCTGACTTGGCCAAAAGCAGTTACAACGATCTAATGGACCTGGGCATGCAAGTTGACAGCAGATTTGCTAGCGAAATCTTTGGTGTGGCCAGCAACATGTTGGGACATGCTATCACAGCAAAAACAGCCAAAATGGACAAAAAGCTCAAGATGATTGACTTGCAGTTGAAGAAAATGCGACTGGATCAACAACAAGCAGTGATAGATGCCAAAGCAGCGGAAGGCAGCGGAGAAGCCATGCAAACAGCACAAGGCATGGTGTTGAGTCGCAATGATCTCTTAGAACGATTGCTCAGCAAAGATCAAAAAGATAAAAAAGAATAAATATGTTACAGGAACCTGATATGAAAAATTTTGCCCATTACCTCGCCGAAAGCGAACGTACCTACAACTATCGTATCAAAATGCTGGGCAAACCGCCTGGTGATTTGGTGTCACAGTTGAAGAAAAAGTTGGATCAATTTGATCCTGTAAAGATGAGTGATCCTAAAACCACTCCTATACAGATCGTGCCCACTGACTTCCCTAACAACAAAAACGATTCAGTAACAATGTTTGATGTGAGCTTCCGGTATCCAGCCATTGAGCCACAGATCAAACAACTAGCACAGTTGCTGGGATTAGATCCCAATCATGTGATCATGCAGACCACACCATACGTGGATGGCCTGGTGGATGAATATGAACGAGTTG